GCCTGTGTACTTTCCAAGCGTTACTTGATCGTTACCTCTAAGATGTAGCCTTCCCGTTCCTGCATCATCTATATAGCTATCAGACCCATCGTGATAAATCTGCAAATCACTGCCAGCACCAAAGATGGCCTTGTCGCTGTCACCAAAGGTAACATCGCCATTCGCATCCGCAGTGACAACCTTAGACGCTTGTACTGTGCCTAATGTAGTAATATCATTGTAGTTAAGCTCTGCTGCTGTAGAGCTTATAGCAACACCACCAATTTGTAAAGCTGTAGAAGCATTAATAGTTGGTGCAGTTGCAGTACCTGTAAATGTAGGATCAGCAGTAGGTGATTTGGTTGTTACAGAATTTATATCTGATGCACCAACTGTTACACCGTCCATCTTGTTTAGTTCTGCAGCAGTTGCTGTAATTGCTGTACCACCTATCTGCAAAGCTGTTGAGGCATTAATTGTAGGGGCAGCTAAAGTTCCAGTAAACGTTGGCCCAGCTACGGGAGCTTTGGTATCTATCTGTGTCTGCACATTAGATGTAACACCGTCTACGTAGTTAAGCTCTGCAGTAGTAGCAGTGACACCATCAAGCAAGTTTAACTCTGCTGCAGTTGCCGTTACTCCATCTAGTATGTTTATCTCTGCTGCTGTAGCCGTAACACCTGTCAATTCAGCAGGAGCTACTGCACCGTCAGCAAGTATATTTCCAGTAGCAACTACGTTTGCTAAATCTCTAGGTTTACCCATATTGTCTATCCTCTATTTATTACGGCTTTGTGGGCCAGTCATCATCAGCTAAATTAGGCCAGTCACTATGTGTTGGTAGGTCACGCAAAGCCTGACGGTAGGTTGTCATACCCGAAGTCATTGTTACATCTGACATACCAGTCCAGTCAGTATCAGCTAACAAGCCATCACGTTTGGTGCGGTTAGATGTGGCAGTAGCTGCATCAAGTGTTGCCTGATAGGCAGTCTCATGCTCCGCTTTGGTGGTTGTTACACCATCCTCAGTGGTATCAGCGAACATATCACGGGCGATATACTTCTCTACCCAATCACCGTTGCTGTTCTGCTCTACGCCATCACGCACAGAGTTCTGATACGCCGTTGTTGTAGCCGCTGGGCTGCGTAACACAGGGTCTATATTCATTGCGTCACAGACATTGCTGTTCCACACTTTTGGAAGAGACATATTTTTAAAGGCTGCTCTCCACTCGCCTTGCGATTTTACTTCGCCTGTTGTGCGTTCTCTGTATTCACTCATTAGATTGATCCTTTCGTATGAGTTTGATGTGTTGCGTATGCGGCTATGCGATTGCGTAGAAGATGAAATCACCCGAACCAAGTGCAGACCCAATACTAAAACCTGCGCTGTATGGGTCTATGTAGTCACCAGAGGTTTGAGCGGCAGTGTCGCTTAGACGTAAGTATGCGTCATTACCTGCTACAATCCCACGAGTAGTATCAAAGACTTCCCAGTGGCGAGTACCATCTGTGCGCTTCCATAGTACAAACCTTGCACCTGACGTAAAGCCACAATCTACGTTGGTAGTACCTCCGTATGTATGGCTAAAGCTCCCCACCTTAGATATACCATTAAGGCTTGCGAAGAGGTAGGCTATGTAGTTACTACCGGACGATCCTACATTGTCGTATCCTCCCCCTGCAGTACCACCGCCTACAGTAAAAACAGAGGATGTTGGCAGCGTGTTTGCAAAGAAGTCAGTGCCATTGTACAAAGGTAAAGAAACTGCCCCATCTGCAGTGTCTAGGCTTAAATACTTTCTTGCGCCAAGACTTGTAAATAAAACTGTCCAACTAGTACCACTGTCATCACGATTCTTAATCCAGATCATTTCTGGTTGTACACCTAGGTTATGAGAAATGTTTTGATTTGAGGTACTTCCGCTGTAACAAACAGCATCAAAATAGCCCGGCGCACGTTTCCACATCCATGAGTAGTAACTTGAGTTTGTTGCAGCATTGTTATAACCAGTATTGAAAGCAAAATTGTCTACCGTACCATCAGATTTTTCCGCATCAGTCGAATTAGGCTCTAGATGCTTAAGCCCCATTAATCTAGTAGGTATCGCCCAATCTTGCGTACCATTATATTGTTTATATAAAGCCATATCTACAACAAAGTTACTTTTAAACGCTGGGTTACCACTAGTTGAACCCATCGTATCAATAGCAAAAACCTCAGTCGCACTCTCAGGAACTTTAGTGCCACGGCGGATTGCCATGTAGATGTGATTAGCAGAAACTACACTTTGTAGACCGTTAGGCAAGATTCTTACTACCTCCCCACCCGCAGACTCCGCATTATTTCGGTTGGCATACATATTTGCATTATCAGACCCAACTGGCATACCCCTCATAGTATCAAGCATGTACCAGTTACCTGCTGCATCATATCTCTTTATCATCACCCACTGTGGCTCAAACCCCAAGTCTACTGTTTGATTTCCATCAATAGTACCACACTTGATAATATCAGCATCACCATCTGGGCCGAACGTACCGTCATTATTGTTGTGTGCGAATAGGTACATTACATAATCATTGCCAGAATAATTACCTGCCGCATTATTTGCAAAGGTTACAGATGAACTATCTGCACTTAAAAACTGTAAAGTATTGTTATCAACACTGTTAGTTAAATCTAAAAATAACCTACCAGTGCCTAAACCATTATCTAAACCCCTATGAAAAACATTCCAAGAATCACTTGAGTTTAATGTTTTTATAATGATCATGCCAACGGCTGATCCTAGATTATGGGATATAACCCTACTTGAATTACTATCCCCAGTGTAAGTAACCACATCAAAGAACTTAGGGGCTTTGCGGAATGTCCAAGAGGCGTGGTCATTTGCATCATCATTAATTGCAGCAGAATACCCAATATCAAAGCCATCACTGTTAAACCCAGTTACCCATGCTGTAGCGTGATAGGCTTGCGCACCTGTTGTGTCTGAATTTAAGTAATATCCTGCGCCACGTTCCGTATCAAAAAGGTAATGAGAATGTGTATCATCTCTAGTCTTTAACCATGTCATGCCACCTTCACCATCAAGGTCAATGCCGTTGGTAATCGTTTGTGAGGTGTCATTACCCTCATACAAATAAGTGCTGAACACATCCTCTACGTTCAGTACATCACCACCTATGCCAGAGGCTGCTGCTGCTACTATTTTAGATACTGACATCTATTATCCCATTGCCTGACCTAGAGTGAAGCCGTAGTAGTTACTTCCCCCATCTACTGTAATAAACGCAAACACATCTATTCCTGCGTTAGTAGCTGTTATTGTAGGTGCTGTTGCTGCTGCCCAGTCTACAGTGCCGGGCCAAGTGATTGTCCTTGCTGAACTGTCTTGCACCACCTTTAAGATAAACGCAGAAGCTCTGCCAGATGCGGCAGGGTTACTAAATGTATAAGTTACGTTCTCAGATAGCGTATGTGTAAACACGTTGCCATCACGTAAGTTAATTGTGGCTGCGTTAGAGCTAGAAGAAACTACTGTACTCTCTTCCGTTGTACCGTTGTCAAAACTTACAACACCGTTAGCGTCTGCTGTTACAGCTTTAGATGCTGCTGTTAGTCCTAGTGTTGTAATATCTAAATAGTTTAACTCAGCAGTTGTTGCTGTAACTCCATCAAGTATGTTCAATTCGGCTGCTGTTGATGTTATTGCTACCCCACCTATTTGTAATGCAGTACTAGCATTAATTGTTGGTGCGGCTAGCGTTCCAGTAAATGTCGGTCCTGCAATAGCTGCCTTTGTATCAATCTGAGTTTGTATCGCAGAAGTTACGCCATCAACATAGTTTAACTCTGCAGTTGTGGCTGTGACACCATCCATGATATTTAACTCTGCAGCAGTGGCGGTTACACTAAGATCACTTAGACTAGAAACTGTAGCTTTAGAGTCTATCTCTCCACCCATACCACTATGACTAGAACAATAGTAATACAGTGTATCAGGAGCATCTTGCTCTAGTTTAACCTGTGTGTAAGCTCCTGCGCTGCCGGGAGTACCTACTGCTGTTACGCCCGTAGAAAATGCACTACCACCACCATGTGTACCATCTGAAGTTGTACTTAGTAGTAATGGATGCCCTGAGTTAGAACTATCTGACTGATCAAACCTATATGTTATTGAAGGTGCAAGTAAGCCTAACTGTTGCACGGTTCCATCAAGAGCATACTTGTTACCACCAGAGTTAACTACAGTAACTGCAATTGTTGCATAAGGTTGTTTGGCATCTACCTGTGTTTGTATTGCAGATGTTACACCATCAACGTAGTTTAGTTCAGTAGCGGTTGCTGTAACACCATCAAGTATGTTAAGTTCAGCAGCAGTAGAAGTAACACCTAAATTAGTAAGGGCCGTAGATGCACTAGTTAAATCAGATAAGTTATTTGACTCTAATAGATAACGAGCATCTGCTTCTGTTTTGGTGTAGTGTGTAGCTAAAGTAAATGTACCATAGGCTACAATGTCTACAATATCTCCCGCTGTGGCACCCGCTGCCAGTACAATCGCTGTACCTGACGTAGCAGTAAAGTCTGTGCCTAATAATAGTTTTACACCATTGAGGTAAACATCTACAAAACCTGCGTCATACGTAGCTGAAAAATTTGTTTGGTTTGCAGTTGCAGTGTATGTGTTACGATCTGTAGTTCCATTTACAGATGAACCCGCTGCAGTAAAACCAGAACCACCATATACCTGCATAGAGTTTGAGGTAGTATTAAAGTAAAGAGTTCCTACTTGAAGGGCATCACCATCATTGTCTACGCTAGGAGCAGATGACTTAGCACCAAGGTATCTATCATCAAACGAATCAAAACTAGCTGCTGCAGAGGTTGCACTAGAAGCTGCTGCAGTAGCGGAGTTACCAGCATTAGTTTCACTTGTAGCTGCATTAGTAGCTGACGTAGCTGCAGCTGTAGCACTAGCCGCTGCTGCAGTTCCTGATCCTACAATACTATCTACATATGTCTTAGTTGTCAAGTCTGCATTTGCACTTGGTGTATATGTAGCGGTAATTTTATTATTACCAGCGGCTACTGCACCTGTCAAAGTACCACCTGCTAAAGGTAGAAATGTATCAGTTGTATATTTCTTAGTTGCTGCGTCTTGGTTAGCTGTTGGATCACCCAAGCCTGTAATCTTGCTAGTACCCATAGCTATAGCACCAGACATTGTACCACCTGCAAGTGGTAACTTGGTTGCTATACTATTTGTAATGGTTGTACTAAAACTTGCGTCATCACCTAATGCTGCAGCTAGTTCGTTGAGTGTGTTTAATGTTCCCGGTGCTGAGTCTACAAGTGCAGATACCTCTGTGTCCACATAATTTTTTGTGGCTGCATCCTGTGCGTTACTTGGATCAGTAACGTTAGCAATTGTTGTACCTGTAACGTCCAGTGTTCCGTTTACTGTTACATTGTTAAACGTAGATGTACCTGAACTTGCCGTTACGTTACCAGTTACATCACCAGTAATATTTCCTGTAATATCACCATCTATATCCCCGGTAATATTACCTGTTAAATTTCCAACAAAACCAGAGCTTGCTGTAATAGTTGTACCCGTTATAGCAGCAGCACTAGACGCACCAATAATAGTACCGTCAATATTACCACCATTAATATCAACAGTTGCCAATGTAGCTTGTCCAGATGTCGATACAGTTGTAAAGCTACCAGCAGCAGCACTAGAAGCACCAATAACTGTACCATCTATGTTACCACCGTTAATGTCTGCAGTTGTTACTGTTGTTGTACCTGATGCAGTTAATGCGGTAAATGTACCTGCCGCTGCAGTAGAAGCACCAATAATAGTGCCATCAATATTACCGCCATTTATATCTGCCGTAGTTACAGTTGTAGTTCCTGTAGCAGTGAGATCAGTAAATGTACCAGCACCTGCAGAAGCTGCACCGATAGTTACACCGTCTATTGCACCACCGTTAACGTCTATGTTAGAAAAGGTAGCAGCGCCTGTTACAGTAACAGAGTCAATGTAACCTACGCCATCAATATATAAGTCTTTAAACTTTAAGGCAGACGTACCAATATCAATGTCATCATCTGTTACAGGGACAATGGCACCATCTTGAATACGTACTTGCTCTACTGCAGCGCCGCCTACTTCACTAAAGAAGCTAATACGATTGTTAGTTGTGTCTACTACTACTTTGTTTAACGCATCTGCGTCAGCTATTAAGGGTACGTAACCACCTTCAGTGGAACTACCATCGTGTTTGTGTCCAGTAGCTAAAGCAAATGCGTCACGAAGGGCGTTATACTCTGCGTTTACTGGTGCTGCTTTAATAACCGCATTAGCAACAATGTCAGCTGTTGACTGTCTTGAATAACCTGCCATTTACAATCTATCTCCTACTCCAAATGTAATCACTAGACCTTGGATACTGTGTGATGCACTTGTGTCATTAGTTACGAATTTTAAGGACGCAGACTTACCTGATCCCGATATGTTAGTACGTTGAACGGGTGAAGGGTTCCCATCAAATATTGCAGTACTATTGTATTTAGCTTCGTTATAGTATGCAGCCGCACCTTCTGTTGTTAGTGTAAAGTTTGTCGGGTTTAATGTGTTCACATCTTCATAGTCGTAAACAGCTGACATAATAATTTCATTGTTACCTTCAGATCGTAAGTAGGTAGCTACTGAATAAAATATCTTACGTTGCTCTGGGTCTTGCATGTGGAAAAAAGGAGTTTGAAATTGACTAAAAATCTCGTTACCATCAAAGTTAAAACCCTCTTCTTGCTTTTGGACTTTTCCTGCGCTGTCTCCATGAATAACAAATTCATACTGTCCTATATATCCACTATCTGCGCAAGTAGCTGTAATACCTAACATCTGACTATACTCAAATTGTAAGCCATTAGGTGTTTGTCTAAAGCCCCCAAGAATACCCTGTGAATCGGCTGATGCAAAAAAGTAACGAAATTGCGTCTTCTGCCGTATAACTACTGAGCTTAGACCTTCTAAGTCAATATCAAATACAATGTCAGTAAAGATAGACTGAATGTCTTTAGACACTGTTTCAAGATTAACGTCACCAATTTTATCAGTACCACTGACAGGACGTAAACCATCTTGAGACAAGAATAGTAAGTCGCCACCAATTTCAATAACGCTGTCTGAGGCTAAACACCCAAGGTCATCTGTAACATTCTCAAGTACAAAGTTAGCTATATTGTTACCTGTCAGCTTGCGAATATTATTACTACCAAACACGTATAACGCATCACGAAAAGGTTTGACTGCTACAACAGGAAAGCCTACATTAATAACTCCTGCACCATCAGCAGCAGCAAAACTAGTTTCATCATAAGGTGCACTAAAATAAAGGTTTGTATTTTCGTTAGGATCACCAGCTAAGAACATGTGGTTTTGAAACACTGCAGAAAACTTAGGGTCATCAGGTGCATCAGCATGTGTAATTTGAGTGTATGTACTACCGTCATACGTAGCTGCAGGATTGATTCCGTCAGTAAGTATAATCTTTGCAGCGCCCCAGTTGTACTTTGTAAAACGTACCTTAGTAACACCTACCATTGTGGGTGAACCAGAGGTAGATACTGCAACCCACGCATCTGTAGAGTTATTCCAGTAGTGTAAATAGTTATTGCCACTAGAAGGTTTACGACAAGCAAGAATGCCATCGTTAATCCCATTAGCTACGCAAACACCTAAAACGCTACCTGTGCCCGTTACTGTACCATAGTCGTTAGTAAATCCATTAATCTTACGATAGCCACCCGTAACAGATGGTTCATAATTAATTAGGCTAATAGCAGAACCCGGTTGATTCTCACCTTGTGATAGCACATCACGACTAGTGTTCAAACCACCCTGACAAAACACTTTAAAGGAAGATAGATTATCAGCCATTAGACCACGCTACTAAAAGTACTATTTGCTGGGCGTTGAATTACTGTAGAACGAATGTATAAGTTATCGTCCATTAAAATACGGCGCATCGCCTTAATTCCCTCTTCAAAATTTCTTTGGTGCATAGCTGCGCTTTGTTCATTACTACGAAAACGCATGATAAACATAATTGCACCATCAATAACTACATGCTTAAAACGTTCAGGAATAATCATTGTATCAGTATACAGAACAAGATCATCGGGGTATGTAAAATACACATACTCAACATCGTATGCAGCATCAGTTAATGGGGTAATACCAAACTTCTCTTCTAGTGTTTGATACACGTAGGTAGGTTTGCCTGTCCCATTTGTTTGATCAGCTTCATCATCTTGTGTGCGATAGTTTTGTAGATAATCATTATATGTTAATGTATTTAAATGTCTAGGGGTATTATCCAACCCGGTAGTCTTTTTTAGAAAAAACGAATCCCAATCTACAGAACCCATATTAGCTGGAAAGTCATAGGTTCGTTGTGCCGTAGTTAAGGTTTGAGTAAATGTTGTTTTTAAAAAGGGAAATTCTTGTCCATCTTGTAGGATAAGACGAATGCTACTGTTTACAGCATCTTTAGCAAGAGCTTGTACGTTACGTACAGTATCAAAGCCATCACCAGCAGTATCTAGTGTGACCTCGTTTAAACGTCTTAGTGTATCGTTTACTAGTGTAATGTACGTAGTTGCCATTTAAATAACCTTTAGATAAGCTGAGAGGGGCAAGTTTCCCTGCCCCCCAATTAGTTTATTTAAGCGTTGTCACGACTTACTTCATCAGCAGTCATTTCGCCTAGTGCACTAACGTCCATCATTACAGCATATACACGTAGTGTACCTGCACTAAATGATGCGCCGCTGCCTGCAAGAGTTACGTCAAGTGTATCTGCAGAAGTGATGACAATATCACCAGCTACAGTAGCGGAAGGAGCATATGCCCCATCAGCAGCACCGTCAATATCAAATGCAGCCACGTACTCATCAGCGTCTACAGCTGTGCCTAATGTAGCAGTAGCATCTGTACCAGTGTTTTGAGTAGCAGAAGCTGTTACTTGAATACCTGCTGTAATAATTTTAGTATTAGCAGGTACAGTAAGAGCCTGTACTACATCACCGGGGGCAATGCTATTTGCAGTTAGGTCAATAGTTTGTTCAACCATATACGCTTGACGACCACGTGAAGAACTCCCGTGTGCAGGAGCTAGAGTTGCAGTAATAGTAGCCATTTTCTATTCTCCTTATCGTAAGTTGTAGAGTGCATTGACCAACGCCTCTGGGCGAAGAATCTTGCGACCATATAGATGCATACCACGAACAATGTCAGCGAAGCTGTCAGGGTCACGATATGTTTCTGTTTTATTGATCTGCTCTGCAGTTGCAACAGCTGAACTGTGACCACCTACGATAACACCGTAGTTAGTTGAGCCAGAAGCTGCGTTTGTTGCAGGGCCAGTACCAAAAGTTGGCAAGTTGTTAGACACGTGTACTTGGAAACCGTGCAGGTTGTTTACAACAAGACCATTACGGATACCACCAGATTCACCGAAGTCTGAATTTTGAAGACGAGAATCTTCATCACGCAGGATTTCCATGAATACTGGGTCAACAACGAGCCAACGACCTGTTGTGTCAACGTTTTGCTGGTCTAGCTTACGAGCCATACGAGCAATAAGTTGTAGTGGGTTTGCTTCACCTGCAGTTGAAGGTGTAGCAGTTGCACCGCCTGTACGTGGCAATAGAGCAACAGTGTTGCCACTAGAACCGCCATTAAAATCAGAACCATCTAGCTTCATTGAAGCAAGCAATTCGTCTGAACCTGCAGTTGATACAGCAACACTACCGTTAGTAGTTGTGTTGGCAGTATCAGCATTGCCGTGCAGTGCAGATTGTTTGTAGCCTGACATGTAGCCAAGAACGTCTTGGTCAAACTGGTCAGAAATACGATATGCAGCACGATCCGAAGCAAGGCTTTGGAAATTGACGTGACTATGAGCCTCCTCAATATCGTCAACCTTGAAAGCAAAATAGTTAGCTTTATCAATGGTTAACGAGAAGTCTTCATCGTCAAGGTCTTGTGGCGTGATCGCCGTACCACGTGCATATTCTTTTACGGTGATCTCAGGTTCTTTAATAATTTTAACTGAGTCACCCATGTTAGCAATCTCTCCGAAATAATCAGAGTTGGTAATTGCTTCAACAACAGATGCCTTGCGGAACGCAAGTTGCACCTGTTTGGAGTAGATTACTGGTGAAAAGTTACCGTTAGGTAAATTACCGTAACCGCCTGCTGATGTAAATGCCATTTGAACATTCTCCTATTAGCAAGAACAGATGCAGAACACACAGATACTTATATTGGAGGCTAGACATCTTAGGGTGCGTAAATTGTAACACTTGGCCTTTGCATTACATTTACGGGCCATGATTTACTAGGTAAGTCCGTAAGGTCTGTTGTTTGCTTGGGGAATATATGTTACGTAGGTATTCCATTTCTGGGGCTACATAACATATTATACATATAGTTATAACACAAATAACTATAATGTCAATACTTATTACCTAGCTGAACCAGATAAATCGTAAATAAAGTTTCCAGTCCGAATAGCTTCCATGATCTCGTCTGATCGTTTCTCGTATTCTTGTGGAGACATCTTCTGTACCTGAGATTCACGGATAGCATTTCCCATAGCATCCGACTGAGGTTTACTGCGTTCATTCCGTGTACCCACAGAACGTGCAGCATCTTTTGATGAAGCAGACTTCTTAGTTGTAATATTACGATCTGCTTTATACAGATCAATTGCACGTCCTGCTGAACGAGCGTCTGCGTCATTTTCATATAGGACATCTTGAACCCACTTAGGTTGTTCTTCTGCCCACTCGTGAAAGTCATCACTGTTGCGAATGTCACCAAAGTCAGGGTGTAACTTCATAAGTTCAGCTTCTGCTTTATCACGTGATGCTGATGCTTTCATCTCATCAATTTCACGAACACGTTCTTCAAGACCTTGCGATTGTTCTTTTGCTTTTTTAATTGCAATGGTCTCAACGATAGCAGCTACATCTGGATACTTAGTTGTCCAAGCTTCAATGTCTTCATCAGACTTTGGTAACTTAATTTCTTTTTTAGCTGCAGAGCTAAGTTGAGTTTCAAGAGCTTTGATACGATCTTCGTAGTCTTTTTCTTTTTGTTGTTGGTGTCTACGTAGATCACCGTAACGTTTCTTAAAACTTTTTTCTTCTGCATTTGCAGGTTCAGCTTCTTTAGGTTCTTCTACCTGTTCAGCTTCACCCTTTTGTTCCGCTAGTAGCTTTTCAAGTTCTTCTTCTTCTTTCTGTAACCGTTCTTCATTTGTATACTTACGATTAGCAAAAGCTACCTTTTTTGGTGACTGCATTTCTTCAGCCATTATTTGTTGTTCTGACATTATATGTCCTCTCACTGGGGCCACCGTAGCCTGTTGGTAGGGGGATGGGTAGGCCAGTCATATTAGTGTTTATAATTAGGCACACTAAACCTAGTCGTTGTCATCTCCGAAACCAAAAGCGGAAGTAATACTATCCCAGATTTTTTCAACAACGTTTTTCTCAGATGATGTAGATGCAGCGGTTGTACCAGAGCCACCATCATCATTATTAGCTTCATTTACAGTGTCTGCTACTCTATTACCTTCACTGTCAAATAATTTTGTTGCTTGTTCCTTATCGTAGGCGCTTAAACCTTCAGTAGATTTTCCTGCTGCAAAATCAGCCATTTTATTATATCTATTATTTATTATTTCATAATGGTTTGC